TGCCGATAACCCCATTTATCGGCATCAGGGGGGCGGCCCCGTTCAAAACATTCAACCGACATCACACACCATCATGACTCATCCAGCACTTCCACCCGCCATGCCGCTGTTCGATAGCGTGGAGCACCTTGAGGCGGGCAATCCCCAGGTCAACCAATACCTCGCCACCCTGAGTCTTGGCAAGGTCCCCGACGCGGGGATCGTGTATGAGCTGGCCGTCGACTGGCTGCTGGAGCAGCGCCACAGCGAAAACAACTACAAGACCTATCGCAGTGAGCTGACCACTTTTTTGCACTGGTGTTTTTGCGAGGTGGCCATCAGCCCCAGGGATCTCACCAGGCGCATCATGATGCGCTATCTCGACTATTGCCAGGCGCCACCGTCCGGACTGATTGCCTATCGCAACGTCGCCCAGTTCGTGCTCGACAAGGAGTGGGGGGAACGGTTGCCAAACCCCCTGTGGCGTCCGTTTCTGGGCAAGCGGGAACTGGGCCGGGAGCTGCCGTATCGACTGAGTGAGCAGGCGATGAAGACAAAACTCGCCATTTTGTCCGCCTTCTTCCAGTTTCTCATCCAGGAGGAGTACATGGATCGCAATCCGGCTCTCCTGCTGCAGCGGGTTAAACGTGCGGGCCCCCAGGAGGCTGGTGAAGATGCGCAATCCTTCACCGAGCTGCAATGGTCCTATGTGATGCAAGCCGCCGAACAGCTCGCTGCCGAATGCCCGGCACAACATGAGCGCAGCCGCTTTCTCATCTGTCTGATGTATGCCTGTTATCTGCGGATTTCCGAGGTGGCGGCCAGGCCGGGTTTCAGCCCCGTCATGGGCCAGTTTCGACGTGACGCCAAAACGGGCGTCTGGGGTTATGACATTCCCCGCAGCAAAGGCGGTAAACGTCGCACCGTGGCCGTTTCTCAGGCTCTGCTCGAAGCCCTGGCTCGCTATCGTACCTTTCTTGGACTTTCGCCACTGCCGGCCCCCGGAGAGCAGACACCGCTGTTCGTACGCCACAAGGCGGCGGCCCATGGCCGCGAACAAGGCGAACTCAATGCCAATCTGGGTATCCGCCAGCTACGAGACCTGGTAATGGCGGTATTTGAACAGGCCGCAAGCCTTGCCGAACAAGACGGTTTTGATCAGGATGCCGCTGAAATGCGAACCCTGACGCCGCACTCCATTCGCCACACCGGTATCACCCATGACATCAATCTGCACGGCCGGCCTTTATCCCACGTACAAGCCGATGCGGGACACGACAGCATCGACACCACCTCCAAGTACCTGCACACCGGCAACCGGGAACGTCACGAGAGTGCCAGCCGCAAGCCGCTGGACCACTTGCTCGACCAGGACCGAACATATGATTGATAACTAGTGGTGAACAAATAAAGCTGCACTCATAACCAAGATGTTGGACCTAAAGGCAATCCTTGATTGACCATGCCTTGGGACTCATAAAACACGACACTGCGCATAATGTCGCGTTTGGTTAAATGCCCATGTGAAGCCCGCCGATAAGCCAGCCCACGCAATTTTGCTGGTTTATCAGGTATTTACTTGGATGGAACGAGAGTTGACCAAAAACTTCATTTTTCGTTGGTTTGAATGCGGTTTATCGGAAGAGGAGACGGCAAATCTATGTTTCGTTTCTGTGAGACAGGTCACAAATTGGGATAAGGGTAAAGAGATCCCACCTGTCTATAAACGGCTTATGCGTATGGCATCTGGGCGGGAGCTGCCCACGATTTTCAAGGAGTGGCAGGGATGGCGGATGAAGAATGACTGCCTGATCGCACCGAATGGCGTCATGTTCGACAGGAGGAGGATCGAGGCGCTGGCCATCATCCAGGCAGAGCTGTCAGAGAAGCAGAGAGAAGCATTCCATTGGCGGAAAAAATTAGGATTATGAGATAAGGGGCTCTGAGAGCCCCTTTAAGATTCAATAGCCATTCAAACTGGCACCAATACGCCGCATTTCTTCATCATGTTCGCGCTGTAGGCGCTCATCTTCAGCTTTCACTTCCGCTTTAGAGAACAGTGCTGCGTCAGGGTAAACAGCGCTAAATTCCTTAGTATTATCAAACCAAGCACAGATACAGTTGTTCTCAAAATTCCGACCAGTGACCGTCATCATCGGGCCACCACTTTTCAAACGGACAATATCACCAACATTGTAACTAGACATAAACACCTCACCATATAAGCAACATGCTCGATATGCATATGGGGCTCATAACTCAGAGTTCAACCCTAAAACTGACAATAAATTCAGTACACAAGAATCTTTATCAAGAAAGCGATTGGAGTTGAATTCCCCCCGTATTACTACACGGGGGGGGGGAGAGGGGAAAGCCGGACCCCTGGGGCAGTCAATCACCAAGACGGCACAAGACCATGAGAGCAGCTTGTCTGCGACAGGAGGCCCAGGATGTCACCATACGCGCCCCATAGCCTTCGGCTGGTCGCTCTGACTGGGGCATTAAAGACTGGTTTGGCAGGCAAGGGGGTTGCCTCAGGCTCAGGGCAAGATGGGCGTGTTTCGCCGCGAGACGCTTGGAGGCATCATCCGCAGCAGGGGGCGGCTTATAGGGGCTGGCGCCCCTCAATATCAGACCTTGATTCCCCAACGAGCCAGTTTGTCATTTATCTTCTGCGAGTCCCTCGCAATGAAGTCTCGAAAGTGTTCATTAGACGATTCGACTCCACATACGCGAGCATCAAAATGTGGATCGGTCTTTTTTCTACGTAGGGCTAACGCTTTGACATAGGCTGCGGCGAGGCTTTCATTTTGGATATATGCAGCTGCGCCTGGTCCACAAAAACGCCCTCCAGCAGATATATAAAGACTGCCTTTTTCAAGCTCACCAAACAGTTCAAACGGCACACGGTCTGTATGAATAACCTTTACCGTAAACCATTTTATTGGTAGTCCCATTTACACCTCGCTAATCCCTATCTGGATGGAAGGCATAAACATAGCTCATATGGATCGCCATTCAAACATCAGTGACGATATGTTAGACGTGCGGCAGCAGAGCGAGCGCGGCGTCTTGCCCGGCAGTGGTGCTGCCACTTCACCTCCAGCTCAATAAGGTGGCCCCCAAAGAGCCAGAGCAGGGGAGGCAACGAGAGCAGCGCTACCAGGGCAACACAGGCCCAACGAGCCTCGGCTGAATAGCTAGGATTGCTCCCTATAGCTATCAGGATGGCAATATCAATGCAGATAGCGATGATGCCAATCACGGCAACCCCCATTAGATCCAGAGCTGTATTTATGTCCAGTCATCGTTAGGCGCCCCGTCATTCTTGGCACCAGCAAAGAGCGCACCATTGACCCGCTTACGCAGCGCATCCCCGTCAGGGTCGCAATAAACGTCCACTGGCTGCCCCTGGTACTGGATAACCGCATGACACGCCGTCATGGGCTTCAAATCGACGAAGAATTGCGGCCACTCCTCGGCATAGATGGCTTGCTCGTCGTCACCTTTGCGCAGGGCAAAGCAATATTCGACGTTGTAGACATCTCGATCACTTTTGGTAAGCACATGGCAGTTGATGATCATCCGGTATCCAGCGAACGGGCCTACAGCAAAGACGCCAGCAGCATCCGCAGCAGGAGCGCCACTAGGACGTACATTAGCAGCGGGCGCAGCACCCACTTGCCCAGGAACCGAAACAGCGGCATCAGCGGGCGCAGAAGCCACCACAGGGGCTTTAGCAGGCGAGTCAATATATTCAGGCTTGATGAAACCGAAGAACATACAGAGTCCCCAAACGACCAGAACAAAAAGTATTTTAGGGTCTCGGAGCATCGAGCTACCCGCGATTGTATCCGAGACTTTACCGGTTGTAGTTGAGTCATAAAGTTTGAAAACATACTTGGGCACCTTGTTAAATGGCTTGGCTTGCAGGACATCAGAAAGAGACGTACCGGAGTTATCGGAAAGGTGGAGAACGGTCTTATAACGCCCCCCTAGGCCCAATATCGCCATATTGGTATGACGAATTGCGGTTTCCGCAGCAGCCCGGATAACTTGATGCACTTTTTTGATGTTCGGGGTTGTTAATACGAAATCCCAGTTATGGTGACGGTGCATATCAAAGGCCACGTCGATTGTTTCGGGTCGGCCATCCTCTTTCGCCTTATCCGGCCCACCTGGATAATCGAGTTTATCCAGGTCACTCTGACGCCATGCAGGCGGGAATACCCGCTGAACCTCATCGACCAGGAAGAATGCCCCCTTGGGTGCCCAGTGGTAGAACCGCGCCAGATGATCGCGGCCCTCCTGGGATTCTGTCTCGACATAAAGCACCTCGAAGCTGTCCGGTACATCCTTACCCAACACCTCTCGACAGCGCTCAACAGAGAAGCCGCGCACGTTGGTAATGATGTACCGACCCGCCTTGATGGCCGGGATCACATCGGTGTGAATAGCGCCGCTTGATTTATAAGACCCTGGCGCACCGTGATGGATTTTGATGGACATGGATCACCACCCGAAGATATTCAGTAGAAAGCGCGTCACAAATGCCTGGGTAATAACGGACAGGCCCTTGTCAAATTGCAGATAGAGCAAAATATCCCGCACAGATGCTGGGAGACTATTAAAGGAGGACGATATCAAATCACTGAATTGCAGGTTTATCAGAATTTCCCTGGCAACATCCCATGAAAACACCAACAAGAATATCTTGAACTCAATCCACTGAATAGCCAGTTTTACCGAAATCCAGGCCGTTACCTGGACAGCAAGATTATATATGTCCTGGAACAACCCACTAAATAAATCTCCTAACCACTCCATCGCTATCACCTTCTAGTCAAAATAATGAATGCTGTAAAGTAGAAAATAAACATCATCAAAGCCGCCAGAAACTCCCAATAACCATCGGAATCAGGGCAGACTTGATAATACTTTCCAAACATGGAGAACATATCGAAGCACTTAGGAGCCGAGGCAGAGCCATAAAACTGATATTTAAACATATCGGTCATTTCATTTTTAATAGAAAGATACTGGCTTTTTAAAGCCTCCTTATGTTCATCATATACTTTCGTTATCTGCTCCAAGTCAAAAGCACAGCTAGCATCACCCGAGCAAAGCGGTGATTCATATTCAGCCTTTGCCACATGCAATGGATTTGATGAAGAACCTGGCATCTGAGAATAATCAATATTAAAGTCGCCAGACCCACCTTGACCACCACCAGAATTTCCCCAGCCATTCTTTAAACCATCTTGGAGCATGTATTTAATGCCGTAAAGATTGTCATTCATCTGGCTTAAATAGCCTGACTGACTAGAAATATTGGAGTTAACCGAATTAACCGAACCTTGAAGGCTCCCAATAGCACCAAGCATACTCCCCATATTGGATGACATGGAGCTTGTATTGCCGCTAATAGAGCCAAGGGTTGACATGGCCGATTGTTGCATTGCTTTCAGCGAAGCTACATCACCTTTGATTGCAGATAAATCAACAGTAGAAACGGCACCACTTGTACCGCCAGAAGAACCCATACTATCAGCAATTTTCTTTAACTGAGCATTAGCCAAATCAAAATCAGCCTCCATACGAGACAAATAAATATTAGTCCCCTCTATTCGACCAGGAGTTTCCCGTATATAAGTTAGCGCCTGATCAAGCTTGTCATTAACGTCAGACAATTCGAGCTGGGTCTTAAATGTATTACCAGAAATATGATTGGAATAATCCTTCAAACCAGAAAGCCTAGAATCAATCTCCGCAAGCTGCTTACCTAAATTAGTATTAATCTTTGAAAGGGTATAACCCACGGTCTGATAACCGTAATGATTAAAATACTGCCAACCAGCAATATTATCGGTATCACCAGGAAGGCTACCATCCCCGCCAGGACTGCCCCCAGTATCGCCACCGTCGCCACCAGTACCAGTGCCCACGGTACATTCCACACCGTTAGACTGTATGGGGCCCATGGTGCCCGTAGATGGGGTCTCAACACAGACTCCAGGGCAAACGACCTGGCACCCGCCCAGAGTGGAGGATTCCCATTTAACGCAATAGGGCATTTCTGTACCTATAGGCACATTTTGCAGATTGAGCCCTGCCGGACAGCTCGCAAACGCCCCCAGCGGCACCAGGAAGAGCAGATAAAGCAATCTCACGCGACCCCCAATAAAAAAGGCGACCGAAGCCGCCTTATGTCATATCGAAAACGATGTTCTCCAGCCTTCGACAAAGAACAAAAACCATAGCGTCCCAATCAACAGGGACACGGTTTAAGCCTTACGCATGAGCGCGATCAGGATACCGACCCCGACGACTGTAGCCACGACCATCATCACCTTGGGCGCGGTAGTGGTGACGTCAGACTGGGCAGCATCCAGGGCAGCACCCGCAGCGGCAGCGATACCACCATCAGCAGCATTGGCACCAACAGCAGCTACGGAGCCCACCAGGGCGATACAGCCATTACGGAAATAGTTACGCATACTCGTTTATCCTCTTTTTGCACCTACAATGACACGGGCAATAGCGCCCAGTTTTAAACCCAAAGCCCACATAACGATCCCAGAGCTAAAGGCAATTCCCACAACCGATATATCGAATTGGAACCAATTAGAGATATCGGTGAGTTTGGTGTGCTCCTGGACAGTCAGGAGCACGTAATTACAAGAATCCCCCTCTGAAAGGCGGGTATATCCTTCGGAGGTAATATCTAGGCAAATCATTATTGCGCCCTCGTCGTCGGTCGCTGCGCGCCCTCGCTCCTCCTCCTCGTTGGCGCTGGTTGTTTACAGAGGCTTTTTAGATGCTTGGTAGCCGACAACAACGTTACGGGTCGGATTCTGGGGATCCGCTTCCAGAATAAGATCAATCGCCACCAACTTGGGGCAATCAGCCATTTCCTTGATAGTCGACGCATCATTGCGCAGGGACAACTGGCGAACCTCATAACCCCAGGAGTTGATATTGCACTCCGGCTTGTTGACGTTGTTTGCAGGAGCCAGATATTCGACCTGGGCAAAGTCGTAAGGCACCGGAGCGCCAGACTTGCGGGAAACACCGTAGCCATGGGTCACGCGAGTGACCAGCACACTGGACAAAATAGACATAGTTATTACCTCGTTGAAGAACCTTAGTTAGGTCGAAAATACAGGCAGCTCGTCCAAGTCAGGAGGGAGCGGCATTCTTAATCGCGCCGGAATATCACTTTCTTCCAGGTGCGCAGTTAATTGGTTAACAATCTTCTCAGGCGATAACCCCTCGATGTTCGCTAACCAATTAACAAGGCGACCCGCCATGCGGGACATATTAAATACAGCGTTATCCCTGGACGTTTTGAACTTGTTTTTAAAGGTGGTCAGTCTGACGGGCTTTATTTCCGCTTCCTGGATAGCAGCCAGCCATTTATCAAATTGCGGATACATCCCCGCAAAATAGGGGTCTGGGTTTACCAGGACGTCCAGCGGGATAATGCGGTCCTTATTGTGCAGCTCGCCTTCGGCGCGTACCCAATTCGGATACTCTGCCGACTGCATCTGTTTGCCCTTTTCGTATACCCGGGCGCACTTTCCGTTGATGCGGCTGCCCACGTAGAACGAGCAGCCCTTGGTCGGCACCATGCCAAAGCGCTTGGCGATGCCCTTGGCAACCTCGGTGATCACGAACTCGCCAGATTCAATCTTCATCCAGGACGGAGCGCGGCCCCGCTGGGGATGGAACTCGCCGGCTTCCGCGCCGGCAATGGCCCCCTGGTAGGTGATGTGCTCGCCGCTGTAGTCATCCAAGGCGAGATCCACCCGTGTGATGCGCACGCCTGGAATGTGAGAGATAACATCATGCAAAGCCTGGAAATCCAGGGCGGCACAACCCACACCGGAAAAACTCACCATGCAACCATGGTTTGCCGCACCCCAGCCAATCAGGCCGCAGGGGATGCCGTCACACAGCAGGTCAGCCGAATTGGCGTAACCGTGCAGGCCAGAGCGGCGAGGGCGCATCGTGAAGCGTGGCTCGGGGATGGGGACACCGATGCGGGTATTCAGCTCCTCTAACCAAAGCTCCAGCTCGTTGCAACAGAGGGCATCCAGGAACTGGACGCCGTAGCAGTCGATCAAGTCGTTGTAGGCTTCCCAATACTTGGCACCCTCGACAACCTCGAACTCGGAGAACTTGAGCAGGGCAGTGCAGACCGCCTTCAACTCCTTACGAATGTCGGCACGGGCCTTGTAACCGGAATGCAAAGCACGCTCCATCATTTCGGTCATGGATAGCGTCACGACAGGGGCAGGGGACTTAGGCACCCCATGGAGGCTTAACCGCTCAGTGGTCTTGTCATATTCAACCGTTGGGGTAGGGGAGACCCCCAGCCGTTCGGCCTTGCTGCACAGGCGTTCTGTCACCTTGTCAAAACGGGTGAGGGGAGCGAAGCCAACCGGACGCTTCCAGAGATAACGCAGCCCCTCGACAGGGGGTTCAGAAATGGCCGCTTGCAGGGCCTTCACGTTGGTATCGAAGCGCGGGATAGCCTTCAAGAGCGCCCCTTGCTTGGCAAGCTCCTTCATCTGGATCAACTCAGTCGGTGCCCAGGTGAAGGACAGATAGTCGATCAGGGTTTTGT